AAATATTTTTTCTCGTTTTCTACTTGCTCTTTTAATTTCTTATCTAAGCTATCTTTTACTTCTTTTAATTCTGCTTTTTTAATAGATACAATCTCTTTTTTGGTGTACAAATTTGCTAAATCGCTATTGTCCCCTTTTAAATTTCTTAATTCTTCTAAAACAACGAATTTTCTTCGTTGTTGTACTTGTTTATCATACTTTTCAATATGTTCTTTCATATTTATTTATAAAATATGGTAAGATAATAATTTACTGCAATCTGTGTAAAAATCTATTTTATCTTATATTCACCAACGCTGATAATATCTTGATATATTTCCTGATATTCCTTACTCTTGGGATCATGTTTCTTTATTGATTCCATTTTATCTAACACAGTACCTTTGTAATAAATGTCCTCTTTTAATATATTGTTCAAATCTTCATTATTTACAACATATTTATATAATAAATTTTTATTTTCTAAGTTAGAACTCTTTGTTTTGCAACGAAGAGGGTAAAGAATCCACTGTAGAGAACGTATGGGATAATTATCGATGATCAAATTAATTTTACTATCGACTTCATTCAATAAATATTCCACGGATTGATCTCTCAATAAAAGATGATTATTTTTTAAATAATGACGATGATACCATAACAAGCTCGAAGATAAATAAAGATTGGATACAATATCCGACATATTTCCAGATAACATTTGTTTCGATTTGATTTTACCACCTAGAAGTGCTACGAAATTCGAAAGTAGGCTGAATTTCAAAGTAGCGTAATCCAAACGCATTTCCATATTTTTATTGTTTAACATAAATTGTGGTGGACAGAAAAGTAGCAAATAATTCGTCATGATTTCAGAAAGCATAGCATTAAAGTTCTTACGAAATGAAAGAAGATCGTTGCCTTGTATGCTTTCAAAGATAGGGAAAATATAGGGATGACTCTTGTTCAAACCTTGTCCAAAAATAATAAGACCACGAGTTAAAGTATTAGAACCCTCTACTGTGATACCAACTGGGGATGCGTTATAAAATTTAGTGAAAAAATTGTTTTCACCAACACAGATTGCACTTCCTGCATAAATATCCATACCATGATTTAAAATATTTCTTGCACGATCTGTGGTTTGTTGTTTCATAATTGCTGTAATCACAGAAGGTGTAGATCCACTATCTAAGATATGATTCGTAAATTGAACAGAAGTATGAATAATCCATGTATTTAAATACATATCTACAAACTTTTCACGAACGGCTTCCATATCACCGATCTTCATATTAAACTGTTGACGTAAATTAATGTAATTCATCATCGCATAAGTAACATATTTTGATGAACCATTTGCAGTAGCAGGAAGACTCACACCACGCCCAACCGCCAAACATTCCATTAACATCTTCCACCCTTCACCAATTTTATCCTCACCACCAATTACCTGAGCTGGGTCAATATGGATTGTACCTTTTATGGTTCCATTCGGAAAACCGGAATTATTTGGATTATGATAGGTATTGCATAAATCTGGATAATGTTGTTTTTCAATTAACGCTAACGTTATACCAGATTTATTATTTACTAATAAACTATCTGGGTCGTTAAGTTGAAATGCGATACCCATTAAATTAGAAACTGGTGCTAATGTGATATACCTTTTATTCAACGTTACCTTGATTTTTACTTTCCCATTTACCATTTCGACAATACCTTGATCTATTTTTCCTACAGCATCGCTACCATTATTAGGTCCAGTCAATCCAAAACAGGGTATGAATGTACCGTTGGAAAGTAAGGGCAGATAGTAATTTTTCTGTTCTTCTGTACCATAATGTTGGATTAACTCACCAGGACCTAGTGAATTCGGAACCATAGTAACAACACCTAGAGAAGGATTATAGGAAGAAATTTTGGAAAGTATCTTTGATTGGGCAGAAACAGAAATCCGATTTCCATCGTATTTTTTATCAATTATCATACTCAAATACCCCTTGTTACCTAAATATTTTAGCCTTGAATTGATTTTTTCATTCGGATATAATTTTTCCTCTCCAAATAAGGATAACATTTTATCTGTTTTCGATATGAACTTTTTTTCATGTTCTGTAAATTTCTTTAACGTGGATGCATCATAGAGTTTTTTATAATCTATTCTTCCTTTAAAAAACTCTCTATCAATAGAAACACCACCTGATTTTAATGCTATGATTTCAGTTTCTGAAATCTTAGGTAGTATCGATTTGACACGTTGGAATAAATATTTATACATATGTATAATGATCATAAATATTTATTTATACTTTTTTTGATAGAATTAATTTTTTTATTTCTAAATTTTTACTTTTGTAATACAATTCCTAATATTCTTTGATAAAGTAGTAGTCCAGCATCCTGAATTGGTAAAACATAAGCGTATGTATTGCCAGTATTATTATGAGAATGCCAGAGTCCTGGTGGTGTAATAAACATCGATCCCTTATTCCAATATATCTTTTTGGGATTAATAATATTGCCATCTTGGTCCAATTCCTCACCCATTAAAGTATAAACGTTTTCACTATCTTCACAACCAATACATAAATCTAGAGCAACCGAATTATGCTTATGAGGTTTTTGGACAGTATTTGGCGGAAGTTCATTATAGAGTGCCCATAGAACTGGTGTAATTGTATTAATTCCTAGTTTTTCTGTATCTTTATTACTTAATAGAATACCCTTTCTATTGTTGAGCGGGTTGGACAAGCGTTCTAAATTTTCTAATAGGAATTTCTGTGTGAATATGGTAGGTTGGAAAATCTTTTTTTCGGCTTTGCTACCTAGATAATTCAATAGTGGACTATCATTAATGTAATAGATTTGTAATTCGTCATCTCCCGTACCTTTTATGATTAAAGATTGGAAACAAGGTGTGATATAAATATCACCTGTATTTACAAGTTTTGCTTCTTCCAAGTCCATATGAAAACTTGCATTTCCTTGTAGTACATAAAACAGATGGGATGTCGCATTTAAATTGCGAAAGTTTTTGTTGTCAACTTCAATATGATCTTTTGGACTAAGTTTAATAAAAGATGCCAAAAGATTCGGTGTCGTAGAGGGATGAGAAACATGAAATACCTCAGAAAAATTTATGGTATTTATACCATACTTACATTCTTCAATACTCTTTTCATAGATAGGAACTTGATTTAACGTGGGATTCACATTCTTTTCATACTCATAGGCTGAAATATAATCATTATCCATAGATAAGTATATTTATATTGTTGCAATAACTTTAAATCAGTTTTACATTTTTTCATTTCTAATTTTCTGTTAAATATTATTCAAAAACAACTTAGATGGTTTTTTAATTAGTAATGTAAATGAATAACATTTTTCTAGTCCTTATTTTTTCTATTTTTTCACCAATACTTAGTTTCAAAGAAACTAAGCCAAACTTTTGTATAAATTGTAGACATTTTATCACTGATAATGATATTGGGTTGTTTGGAAAATGTTCTTTATTCCCATTAAAAAATGAGAAAAACGGCTATTTAGTTAATGGTATCCAAGAAGATGAGATTATAGATTTTCATTACTGTTCAGTAGCCAGAAAGCGTGATACTATGTGCGGAAAAGAAGGGATACTACATAAAAGAAAATATTTTAAATCTGGTGCGTATAAGAAAAAAAATTGATATATTTTATTTGTATATAATTTACATTACATACAAATGGAGAAAACAAAGCGAATTTATCGAAAAAAGTGTCGAGGTGGATTTGATGGATGTACAACTTACATAGGCGACCATAAAGATGTGGATGGTGCAGGATATTGTGAATCCTGTGATAAATATATTGATGAGAACCCATGGGATCCGTATTGGGAACACATGGAACAAGAGTTTGGTGATTCAGAAGAATACGCGGAACTCGAAAAAGAAGGACTAGTAGAAGATTATGATGCTTATGAAAAGGCGTTTGAAAAATATCAGGAAAATTATGAGAAGTGGCCAGACATGAGAAGAAGGATGGCAAAAGAGAGTAAAAAGAAATAGGAAACCCAATAAAAAAATATTTACATATTTACATTTTTTTAATTGGAATCTTGGTTTCCTTTACTTCTTGGTTATCAACTTATTCACCTTCTTCTTCTCACTAGGCTTTCCTGTACCCGACTGAATAACTTCACGCTTTGCCTTATAAATCGTATACTGCTTCTCCAACTGCTCAAGTTCATCCAACCACATCTTCTCCAACGTCTTCGCCTTCAACGCTTCCAACTCTGCCTCTGTATCCGTCTTTTCCTTCATAATGTTCGCCACATTCTCTTCCGTCACGGAATCCATCGGCATCTTAATCAAGTACTTGAAATCTCCATCGAGCTGAGCAAAGTTCATACCCGTAAGTAGGGTGGTCACTTCCTCCGCCTTCTTACGCCTCAAATCCACAGTACCCTTCAAGGTTTCCTGGATATATCTGGCACGATTCGAAAGCTTCACCAACTTCTTCTCCATCGCTTCTACCAAATAAGCCTTTCGCTTCTTATACAGGTCCATACGAACACCATAGAAATCATCGATAATCTCTTCCACCGTCTCGTACTTATGCAACTTGAATTCGCTGTTGAACATATGCATGTTTGTAGTACTGACTGTCGTGAACAACTTCAACAATTTCTCGAGTCCGTTGCAACCATTCGCGTCCACAGATTCCTCCAACTCAGCAACCTTACCCTTCGGAAAGACAACTGTGAAATCCACAGAAACCTCTGTACTTACCGAAGTAAAATCCTTGATGGTTGGGGGGATCTTCTTACCAGCCTTATCTGTAGAGCCATCCATCAACGTTTCCAAGAATGTCGTGTAAGGCATCGTCCAAGTTCCAACTGGCAACTCTGTAATTCGGATCTTATCTTCGGATACTTTCTCATAGCAACCCTTAACCAAGAACTTTTGATCCGCAATCTTAGAAATCGCACCCTTAAATCCCTCATAGTAGGGAACAAACTCAATAAACGTAGGCGACAACTTACTCAGCTTCAACTTCAAATACTGGATCAATTGCATGGGATTATAAGGCTCGATATTGCACGAAAATCCTGTGCCAATACCTGAAATTCCATTCATCAAAGCAAACGGAAGAATCGGAACATAGAACTCTGGTTCGACCATGGTGCCATCATCATTTAAGTAATTTAGAACCGCATCGTCGGCCTCGGGGAATAGATAGCGGGTTAGAGAATTCAACATGGTAAAGATATATCTTTCCGAAGCACTATCATCACCGCCATGAAGACGCGTACCAAACTGACCATTTGGTTCCAACAAGTTAATGTTGTTCGAACCCACAAAATTCTGTGCCATGTTTACGATTGCACCGTTGAGACTAGCCTCGCCATGGTGATAGGCGGAATGCTCGGAAACATAACCCGAGAACTGGGCAACCTTGATTTCGCTAGTTAACTTTCTCTTGAACGCACTAAACAGAATCTTACGAGTAGATATCTTAAGACCATCTACGCCATTTGGAATCGATCTTGCATTATCATACGTACTGAAATGAATCATTTCTTGGTTGATGAAATTCTCATAGTTCACAGTAGGATGGCTGGTATCCAAATAGGAATTTTTATCGTAGTTTCCTAGCCAATCCTTACGGTCGTCAGCACGAGTCTTGTTAAAGACCTTATCGATACAGTCATCACTTGTTTGACCTGAATAGATAAAATCCACAATCTTCTTGTTGGCGAAATATTCCTTGAATTCCGCAGCAGTTGAAGTACCAAGACCCTTAAAATACTTGATTGTCCAAGTAGAAAGAGTTGCACTCACAGTTTCCTTCCACTTATTATACTCACCGTCGTTATAGAATAACCTGACCATAGGACCCTTCTTAGCACGAAGAATCGGTGTGTTCATGAATGAAAGGAAACCGGGAATCTTGATAAGACTTGCCCATTCACTATGGAACAAATTAATACAGAGTCCCTTGATATGCGAACCATCCAAATCCTGATCCGTCATAAACATTACCTTGCCATAACGCAAGTTCTTATGAACATCCGCTAGAGTAGCATACGTCTTGCCTGTTTCTAGACCGAGAATCTTCTTCAGATCCGTGATTTCCTTATTCTCCGAAATCTTCTTTACTTGTTGTCCACGCACATTTAGTACCTTACCCTTCAAGGGATAAATACCGATGGTGTTCTTATCCGAACTTGAAAGTCCGGAAACAATACCCGACATCGCCGAAAGTCCCTCACACAAAATAAGTATACAATCCTTGGACTCGGATGTTCCGCTGTTGTTTGCATCGATGAAGTTTGCAATTCCACGAATGGTCTTGGTTTTGGAACCATCGGTCTTCTTTGCCAACTTATTTTCCTTGGCCTCTGTCAACGACATCGCCAAATCCATCACACCCATCTTCGCCACCTTCTCGATAAAGCTATCTGAAACAACGCAAGATGAACCAAACTTATTGGCGGGTGTGTTCATGAAATCCTTGGTCTGACTATCAAACGAAGGATTTTCCACATCGCAACGCAAGAATAGCACAATCTGTTCCTTGATTGCCGATGCATTTACCTTAATCTTCTTCTTTTTCTCAATATAATCGCACAACTTACGAATGATTTGACCCGTAATGTAGTCGACATGCTTACCACCCTTGAACGTGCAAATACCATTTACAAATGAAACCTGCATAAACTCATGTGTTGGCGACATCGCAACCGCATACTCCCAACGCTCGTCAGATTGCTCGTAGACACGTTTCGACTCGTCCTTTCCACCAATATACAAATCAATATACTGTTGGAAATTCTTCACAGGAATCGTCTCCTTGTTGTAAATTACCTTGATCTTCTTAATCGAGTGGTCGGTAACAGCACCGATGTCGTAGATACGCTTCTTCAAAAGGGCAACCATATCCGAAGTGAGACCATGAACACCGAGGCGGCGATAGTCGGGCTTGAATGTCACAGTAGTATACGGCTTAGTGCTTGTCGAAACCTTGGTAATAGTCGGTGGGCAAATCTCATCCAAGTTCTTCTTAAACTCCTGGACATACTTCAGACCACGCACATGATCCACCGTCTCAATCTTACCATACTCTGACCAAATCAGAACCAATTTGAAACCAAAACCATTTTTTCCACCCACAATCTTTTTCTCGTCTTTGTTGTAATTCGTGGAAGTACGAAGATGACCGAAAATCATCTCAGGGATCCATAGGTTATTCTCAGGATGCTTCGCAATATCGATACCGTTTCCATCATTCGACATGGTAATGGTACCATCGTCAGAAATGGAAGTCTCGATGTAGGTGACGAACTTCTTCTCCAGCATGTTGGATTGAATCATACGGATCACATGGTCACGACAGTTCACAATACCCTCGTCAAAGAGCTTGTAAAGGCCAGGAATGTACTCGATGTCCTTCAACACAATCTTTTTACTGGCATCATCATAGACCCACATACTCGCATCTACATTCTCAACAGAACCAATATACGTATCTGGATTATCCAAGATGTGTTGTTTATCGGTTTTTTGTTGATACTGCTTCGCCAAATCAGCACCAGCACCACCAGCCTTAATCACAAGTTTCGACGACATTATAATAACCTAACAATTTATAATTATATAGTTTGCGATTATTTATTTCAATTTTTTATGGGGGACCCCCTTTGACTATTTTTCATAACATTATTTAAGTACTACTTTTTTTATATTGTTAATATATAGGATGCCAAATATGTATGATATTGTAAAAGTTTGCGAACAAAGGAGAGTCGAAAAACCATTTATTAAAGTAACTTCTGGAAACGATCCAACTATAAGTACAGCGATGCGTTATTCCAGTTATGTTGAAAATACAACACCTAAAACTCAATATGTTAGTAGTGCCGGAGCTCGTTTAGCATCCCAAGGTATTACTTATGTAACTATTATAAATCCGATTTTAGTTTCATTACAATTCACAAATTTAAAACAATTTAATATGCCCAGAGTAAAAGTATTTAGCAGAGTAATTGTTGTGTAAATTATTTTATCATTAAAATATATATAAAATATGCATCATCGTCGTACAAAACATAATGATGGATTATTCCATATACATGGACACACATACAAAGAGATTCATGGTTCTCGCGTAAAAGTAATGAACGGAACTGCTTATGAAACCAACGGAGGATTAAAAAAGTCTGATTTAAAATATAATAAAGGAGGAAGAATTGTATCTATCTTGAAAAGCAAAACTGCTAAGAAAGAGAAACGTTTAGAGAAAGCCGGTTATTTCACACAAAAGGGAAAATTTGGTTTTGTGAAGAAGGCTGTGAAAACCAGAAAGAATAGAACTAGAAAACATTAATTATTTTATTATGAATATATATAATAAAATAATGAAACGACCGGTTCGTGCTGAGGATGGTACATATACAATAAAAGGAAAAAAATATAAGGAATTATTTGGATCTCGTGAACAAGTAATGAATGAGACTGCCTATAAAACTGAGGGCTTATTAACCAAAGATGATTTAGTGATGAATAAATGGGGTAGAATTGTATCAAAAAAGAAATATTATACATCTAAAAAGGAAATGCGCTTAGAAAAATATGGATATGGTGCGAAAAAGGGGAAATTTGGATATGTGAAACTCGGAAATAAAAAGAAAGGCACCAGAAAAAATAAAGGTGGAAATCCAGTAACAGTTCCTGCACCAATACATGTGCGCTTACCTGAACCCTCCGAATAATCTATGACTTTGTCCATTCAACGGATATAAATTTAAAGTCGATTATAAATTCGCTTAATTGATCGAATACGTATTTTTCGAAATATGATTTACTAACGATGAGTCGATTTGGCGTTTCATTTATAGTTGAAAAATATTTACAATAATGGCGGTAGGCATCGTAGATCGATATATTTGCACGATTCGATTCATGATTCGTTTTTTCACGAATTATGTGTTTCATATTTTCCATAGCGATTTGGATGTCGAGATGTTTATCCCAAAGATTGCTTCGAATTTTAGCAATATATTTATCACGCTCGATTTCTAACGTAGGATAAAAATAAGAAATCACATCTAATATTTGTTTATCATTTAAATTCGTAGTGGTTTCGTTATTTTGAGTACACCATTTACGAAAGAGAATAATGATTTCATCGATTTCAAAATCCATTTCATTTTCATCGATTACGATGGTTTGCTCCCAGTATTCTAAAAATTTCTGAATTTCAGGTAATTGTTTACTGCAAATTCCTACGAACGAATCTTGGGATTCATTATAATAAACAGATAATGTAGTTATCAAATTTGTTTTTAGGGTTTGTAAAAACATAATAGGTGGTAGTTTCTTCGTTTCTAGGAAATTCCTCCATAAATATTGCATATCGCGCCAAGTAATTTCTGTATTTCTACCTATAGAATCGACCTGTGCTTGTTGATTATTTGTTTCTATGTTTAAATAATCGGTTAAGAAGGATTGGATAATATCGTTTGGAGAATTACGTTTTAAGTAAAATACATTTTCTATTAAATCCATATCATTACTGCAATTTAATGCATAATTATCGGAGGAGGTATAACGTTGAGAATAATGACATGCGACACAAAGAATATCTAATCCAAATTGGGTGATGATGTTATTCCATACAGTTTCTGATTTTACAACATCATTTATGTTTACGATGCGACAATCTTGATAATCATGATCGTGGAATTTATGCTTAAATGTTTGGTATAGGTTTTGTCCTAGCCACATTTGGCAAATATTATTAAAATTGCGGATGAAATGTTTGGCTTTGGAGTTTATAAAATGGATGGTGCCATTATTTTTACGTAAGATATTATCGCCTAGGATGGTTAAGAAATACTTGGTTTCAGTACGGTTTTTGAAGAAAAGGGGGCAAAGAGCATCGATCACAAATTGGATGGTATCGGATTCGGGGATGGTTTTCAGGAGGGAATTTTCACGGATGCGTTTCATAATTGCGTTTTTTGTACTTTGTTTCCAAGATGTGAGTTCTTTTTCTTTGCTTATTGTTGAAAGAATGTGGTAAATAATATCATCTTCATTAAAGAGTTGATAATGAAGACCATCGTAGTAGAAGAAATTCTCTGTGGAGGAAATATAAAAATACTGGTTATTGTTGAGGAAAGACTCTATGAATTGATCTTGGTTTTGTGTAAGTTCGTCGATTCTTGTTTGACGCTCTACGTGGCTAGTGTTCATATTTTCTAGGAGGATGGGAAGTTGGTTCGTAATATAATGATGGGTTTTGGATAACATATAGGGGTTATTTTCGTATTTATCGTAGAGGGAATGGATAATGTGTATGGAATCTTCGCGATTCATGTAAATATATAAAATAGCTATTTTATATATGGTTTATGGAGTTAAATGATTAATGGATTATCTATGGATTATAATGAACAGCTGCCACTTGGGCTGCTGTTAATGGATAATTATAAATTCTAAAATCATATAATTGACCATAAATCATATTATTAGTAGTGCTTGATCCTTGTACTGTAGGTCCTATTGTAGCTGGAGATAATGAACTACTATAAGTCCATGCACCGGGACTTATATATTCTTTAAATACACCATTTATGTAAACATTTACATTATTACCAGTAGGGTTGAAGACAAACGCCACATGCTCCCACGCGCCTCCGCTAGTGGTATAGGTAGTCCCATAACCTGAATTATTTACAGATACATAATAGGTACCATTATAAGGTGATGATCCAGATATGGATATTTGCAACAGGTTACCTGCTGCCACTGTACCTGCAGTAAAAATTATTCCTAAATTTGAAGTGTTAAACCCTTCGAAATAAGTATAAAAACATATTGTTGCTCCAGTATTTGAAACCGTCATAGTACTGTTTGGAAGAACAATATTTGAAAGTGATGATCCATATGAGCTATTCCATTTGCTCCATCTAATCGAACCTCGATTAGGCTTAATACCAGCTCCAAGAAAACCATTTGTGGCAGCATATATAAATGCCGTAGATGAAGCGTCTTTTACTACTAATGTATCAGTAGTTGTTATATTAGGTGCTGTTGCAGTACCACCGACCGACCCAGTATTCGCAAGTGTAACAGCTGGTGTTGAAGTAGTAAAAGTAAATAAGTATGTAGGCCCTGTTGTAATTCCATTTATTGCGCCCGTAGGATTTGCTATACTACTTGGAGTAAATGATCCTGTATTGGCTGAAATAAGCGATCCACCAGCTATATATGTTCCAGTAACTTTAAATGTATAACTTGTACCAGAAGTTAACCCGGTTAATATTAATGGACTTGTTGTACCTGATCCAGATGTTGTGACTGGATTACTAGTAACAGCATATGTACTAAATAAACTACTATTTGTTGTTGTTGTAATAATTGCGGTTGTACCGGATACAATAGCTGATATTGTAAAATTTGTCACAGCAGGCGTTGCCTGATTATTAGAATAATTAGAAGTTAATGAAGAAGTTGCTGATGCTATTTTGAAAAGATAGGAAGTTGAACCTATTAAACCAGTTATTGTTATTGGGGAAGCAGTACCTGTTGCAGTTCCATTAACGTTTGTTCCCGGTCCTGATTGAGCAGTAGCTGTGTATTTATAAGAAGAAATAGTTGCTGCGGATCCAAAAGTAGGTAAAGAAAAAGTAATTGATACTGCGGTGTCGCTACTAACTGTTACACTAAGATTTGTAGGTATAGGAGGGCCAGTTGTAATAGCACTTGAATTAGTAGAGTTCGGCGAGCTACCAAAACCGTTATTACAATAAGCTATAAACGTATAACTTGTTAGAGGTGTTAATCCAGCTACAGTTAGTACAGTTGAATCAGCAGTAGCAGTTGCACTAGCAGACTTTAAACCAGGCGTGCTTGTTACATAATAAGTATACGTAAGATTCGCATTTCGCGTATATGTAACAGTTGCGTCCACCTTAGTAGACGTATCTGGAGAACTTAGAACAGTTGTTATAGTTGGCGCGGTGCTTGGAAGAGTACCTTGATTTCCACTTAATCCAGAAGATTCTCGAGTACCATTAAGAGCCGATAATTTATAAGTATACAGAGTATCAGCGGTTAAACTAGTAGCCATATATGTTGTAGTAGTCAAATTACTTGATACAATTACTGAATTAATATAAACATTATATCCTGTTATGGTACCAGTTGTTGGTGCTGCATACGAAAACGTAAAATCACCTGAACGGGGAGTTATAACAAGACTAGTCGGATTATTAGGATATGTATAAGCAGAAGCAGAAGCAGAAGGAGCAGATGTTCCTGAATTATTTGTAGCAGTAATAGTAAACGTATAAGAAGTATTTGATGTCAAACCAGATGATATTGAAATTGGACTAGTAGTTCCTGAGTATGTTAATGTGGCAGTAGGAGTTGACGTAATTGTATAACTAGTAATAGTTCCATTTCCAGTTGGTGCTGTAAATGTAATAGAAGCGCCTTGAGTATTTGTGTTGTCTGTACTTGCAATAACACTAGTTGGTGCACTTGGAACTGTCAACATATCTGTAGTTGGTGATTGATTTGAAGTAGCTACAAAGTTAGTAGCTTTCATTCCAACCTTATAACTTGTATTTGAAACTAGACCAGAAATAGTATAGCTAGTAGGATTTCCAGTACCGCTTTGACCTCCACTTAATGCAACACTACTTAAAAACGCAGAATATGTTATTGGCATAGAACCTACAGATTGATCGAAACTATAAGTTAAAGTTGTTGTAGTTGCCGAAGTAAAAACAGGTTTTCCTGGAATGGTTGGTGGCGAACTCCGAGCTATGGATCCCCAAGCATTAAATGTATTAAACGTGGATAAAGCCATCACTATATAAATTATAAATCATAATATTTAAAATAAAATATAACGATTTCTATTAAAATCATATCGACACAACACTCTTAATTTCAGAAGATTTATAATATTCATTTATAGAATCACTAATCGACGCCATTAAATATTTCGAAATAATCATATTCGATTTCAATATTTCATCCGAAGATAAATAGGCAAACCACTGGTATTTTGGGCGTTTCAATATTTCCTCCTCAGGAATATAAATTCCGACTAAACTATCATGTACATTTAAAAAATTCTCCTCCATTAAATCATCCAATAAGATTTGTTTACGATCCGCCGTCTTTACACCAACCGTTTCTCCACCGATTACTTGAATAAGTTGCACGTTATTTGCATTTAATAACCACTGCGAAATATTACCAACAAAATCACATTCACTCGAAAAGTGAGGGTCTTTGCAGACTATTTTCAAGTATTCAACAAAGTCCAATACAACAGGGTCATTTTTCACAGCACCCATGAAATCCATATCTGGAACAAATAAATATTTCCTCTTTTGATTTAAATTATTTACGGTACGGTTAATGGCTTCGCAGAAAAAGGGGCGTTTTCCGGATATTCCATCTTTATAAAAATCAATCAGGTTTTTCGTGCAACAGAAGGAATTTGGAACAACCATACCGCCATAAAAATAAAGTAATTGTGCTAATCCTAATTTACGGAAGTGTGATTTCATAGGTTCTGCCATCGTATTTAAATCAACATCCCAAGAGGGAATAAGTTTACTAAATGTTTCATCATCGATTAAGCAAATATTAAAATCATTTCCACAATGGTTAATGATTGTTTTAATTGTTACATGAATATAAGGCTGGTTTAAATCCGTAGTATTACGAGAATAGAAATCTTTCCATTTACGGGAATTCACATCATATTTTGTATGTATCCAAAGCTTAGGGCGATTATAACCATAAAGTGGAGACTCATTTAATAAATACTTTTTTATTAAATCATATTCATCGTTAGGTTCTACTGATTTTTTATATTGGGTGGCTAAATAACTTCCGGTAATAATAATTGCTGCCCCAAATAAATAAGTATATACATTTTTTGTGTTGAACATTTATATATAGTATAATAAGAGTTAATTTTTTACAATATTGTATTTTATGGAAACAAAAAACAATAAAAATTAAGGGGGAATTATAATTTTTTTTCTAAGCTACCCTCATAGTAGATAAAAAAATCAATATTATATTTGGATTCATTATACTTGATCTGTGACGTGAACATAATATTATTTAATTTACATATTTGTCTAACTATATTTGTAAATGAATTGTATACCATTTTTCTTTCCAAATAGAAGAGTTTGCTTAAATTATAATAATCCTTTAGTTCACTACAAAAATCAGTATGGTAATTATAAAACATCAATTTCCGGTAAGCATTCATGTCAATTAAATAATACTTATCTGTTTTAACACATATTTTGTCTAACAATTCGAAAAGAAATTCCTTAGGGACGTGTTTTCGAAATATTTGGTTTACCATAAAATTGTTTATATTACTAACCTATTTTATTTATACTATTATTAAATTGTTTACAAATAATATAAATTCAGGTTAAAAAACAATAATACATTTTTACAATTTTTACTTAGTTTGTAATAATTCAAATAGATTATTTGTAAATAATGCTAGTTCAATTCCATCCTCATGTATATTATGAAAAACAGTAATATATTTACATAAAAAGGGTATAATTCGATATTTCGTTTCATCATCCATAATTTTCGTTATTTTTATAAACGCGAAAAAATAATCCAAAATATCTATCACAGAGTATCCATAATCATGAATCGAATATAGAACATCAATAGATCCAGATAAATCTTTTTGTTTCAGTTTATTATAATAGGTTTCGAATTCTTGGAATGAAATCGTAGAGCATATTTTTTTACAGGATTCGATCGTTATAGGTTCATCCAATATATACATTTTTTCTAGGAAATTTATTAATACGCGAATAGAACCAAGAGATATCATCATAATGTATTCTTTCGATTCATCATCGATTGTAATTTTCTCAGTTTCAATAATCTTATTCATTATAGAGCTGATTTGAGAATATGTTGGTGGATTAAGTTGAATAATATGTAATCTAGACTGAATACTCTCAATAACTTTTTGAATATTCGTGCATACGGAAATGAAATGGATATTATGCTTATATTTATCAATATAATTCCTGAATACTTGTTGGCTTTGCTCATTTATATTATCTATATCATCGATAATAACTAGTTTTTTCTTTCCATGTATTGCACTATGGGTTTGGCAGAACGTTTTCATTTCATTTCGGAAATATTGTATTCCTTGTTCTTTTAAATTATTCACAAACAATATGTTGTTTTCAGGGAAGGAATCCTCTTTTTTCAGGTTATAATATTCACGAATTAGCGCGTATAACATCGATGTTTTTCCTGAACTCGAATTTCCAATAAGAAGTATGTTTAAATTATTTATTTCCAGCAGGGTTTTTAGTACACGATTTAATTTATCATCAATACAAAAATCATGAATAAAATAGGGTTTGTATTTTGATATAAAGGTGGTATTTGTTAACATTAGTTAGTGTTGTTAGGTATTATTTATACCCTTTACATATTTTCTCATTTAATCTGTCCGTTTTATGGGTAGATTTGAGGGAAATTATAACCTATCGTAATTATTTGTTTGTTCTATCTTCTAATTTATTTGATTTTACATAAAAATATATAAAACAATAAGGATGGTTTATATATTATGCCGAATCATTATGAAGTTTTAGGTGTATCAAATGATGCAGGTGAAACAGATATTAAGAAAGCGTATCGTTCACTTTCATTAAAATATCACCCAGATCGTAATCCTAGCGAAGAAGCAATTAGTAAAATCCAACAAATTAACGAGGCCTATGAAATATTAAGTGATGAAGGAAAACGTCAACAATATGATATGGAATTATCTGGTAGGGGAATGCCGGGTTTTGGTGGAATGCCGTTTTCACATATGAATAGTATGAACGAATTTAACGATATAAATAATATTTTTAATATGATGTTTGGTGGTGGCGGAGGTATGCCAGCAGGCCCAAATATTAGAGTATTTCATAGTGGGGGTCCAGGTATAAATATACGAACAGAATTTCACCATAATTTTAATCAGCGCCCAGAGCCAATAAACCGACAAATACAAATAACCATAGAACAAAGTTATCAAGGATGTGTATTTACGTTAGATATTGAACGTGTCGTTATTGAAAACAACAGCCGAAGAACAGAAAATGAAACAATCCAAATAACTATTCCAAAAGGAATAGATAACGACGAGACAATAGTTTTAGGTGATAAGGGAAATGTTATCAACGGTCAACGAGGAGAATTAAGGTTAAACGTAAAGGTAATTAATAATTCCGATTTTAAAAGAAATGGACTAGATTTAATTTATAATAAAAACATATCATTAAAGGAAGCATTATGTGGTTTTGTATTTGAAATTAACCATTTAAATGGTAAGCGATTATCATTAAATAATATGAATAATCCAACAGTAATAAAGCCTAATTTTAAAAAGACGGTTCAGAATATGGGAATAACAAGAGAAAATTCTACAGGAAATATGATAATAGAGTTTGAAGTAGAATTTCCCGATAGTTTTACTAGTGAGCAAATTGAAGGGTTGCGAACAGTTTTGTAATAAAAAAATAACTGGTTTAATTATTTTATTAATTTTAACTAATAAAATAATAGCCGCCTCTTTCTAGGAGAAATCAATCTCGTTCTAGGAAGGATCAAAAGGAAACCGAACCGCACAGTTTTTAGGTTTCCTTTTTAAGAGCTAATCCTCTTAGTAGGAATCTCGACATCTACTAAATAGATGGAGTTTTCGGTGATGATAATATATTCCTTTCCTACTTTGTAAATTTTAGAAATAGGACTGGTATACTCTTCTTCACTCTTTACTAGGAGCTTTTCTTTGTTCTCCTTTACACCGATTAATACGGATTTATCTAAGGAGTTTGTCCAGTAGTCCATCATAACAGGCTTATCTTCAACAATAGCTAATTTAGCAGCATGTTGGAGTGTATTGTTTTCTGGTAATCTATAACCAGACTGGGGGGATTGTACAGAAGGTGTAGATTCGGTTTGGGAATCTTGCTCAGGATTTTTTTGCATATTATATTTAAACAAATATAAAATATATTTTTGATTTTACTTTAAATCCTTCTTATTCATAATGATTTATTGTGTTTTGCTAAAGTAAATTCAATTATTATAATTTGGACGAGATTATTTTATACTGCTTTTTGTATAAAGAATTATGCGATTGCATAATTTTAAAAACCCTAAACTACAGATATTAGAAGCGTATGTAAATTTAATTAATGAATATTATGCGGCTTTAAGTGAGTCTTCAGTAATGAAAGAATTAGATTTTCCTACATCTAGCGTTCATATAGGTATAAATGCTATTCACAGGGTTTTCGAAATTGTATTAATTAAAACAAAGAGTATTGAAAAAACATATTATTATACACAAAAGGCATATTATTATTATTTAGAATATATTGAACAGATTTATCGTGCAAATTTATCACAAAATTTGAACCATATGGATATTATTTTATTTGTTTATAAGAAAACGATTTTTGATTTATATGATGGGGATAATAATGATTCTTCGCATACCTTATCAAATATTATGACGTTAAATAATGATACTTTAGTAATAGATGAAAATGAATGGAGAAATATTCTATTAAAAGTAATACGAATGACGAATGTTTTATTTCACTGGGAAAATAATAATTTTACGTTTTATGATAGGTATGAGATATCAACGAAATATTTACACCTTATTATTAAAAAAATAGATGGCATAGATACTACCCTACAGTATTTAGAAATAATTCAAGAAAAGATGAATATGGATAGAAATGTCTACGAGAACCTAATTGATGAATTATTAAAAATATTAGAGGCAAAACGTAAAAAAACAGATTTATTCTCAAGTGATTGTCTCTTAATTAAATTTTACGTGGAAGAACCGGTATGTCGAGAAAAATTTGAAAACGGGAATATGCATGAATTTGTAAGGTGGTTGTATTGTTAACGATTCAATTCTTGTAAATAAGAGTTTGTTATATTAATGGTCTTCTTTCGAAGCTTTGTTTTCTTGTTTTTCACAATCGGTTCCTCATTCGCAACATATATATTTTTATATTCCTCTGTCAATATTTTCTTAATAAATTCAAATACAAATTTAAGAACACGCTCAGTACAATTTCCAACAATTAAACAACTACCGGTTCTAAATATCATAAATGATACTTCTGTATATTTATTATAATCTCCAAGTTCACTCATTTTCATAGACCTATCTTCCGTCAAAACTTGTCCAGTTTGAATATCTTGGTCATAGTCTAGCTGGTTATTAAAATAATACTTACATTTAACTCCCGGATAACTACAAGGATCATACGCGCTTTCAATACGATACTTATCGCTTCTCAAAATCATATGTAATTTTTCACGATTAATAAAATATCCACAATTAAAATTCGAATTAATTAATACATTCTCTTCCGAATCAGATTCTAAAAATTCTAGAGTAGTATCAATAAACGGTTGTAATGTTTCTAAAAGCATCTGCTTGACAGTAACAAGCAACCCCGGATTTAAAATACCTGGTATTTCTAACTTACCAGTATTAAATACTTTCACATGGATTTCGCGAAATAAACCATCATGTTTAAAACGAAATATAATGGCAAAACAGTTATAAAACGCATTTTTAACTTTACCTCTGCAGTTCATAATATCCTTTTTTGAAACTCCGATTGTAATTTTACGTTCATCTTTAAACTTAATTCTACGCCCATTCGCATTATCGATTTGCTTAATAATATTTTCTGTATAATAACTAATTGTCTTTAATTTATTGCAATATTCTTCAAATTCCTCTGGAGTTTTAGATACGATTTTCATTTGTTTCTTAATTACACCACTAGTTGCACAACCATAATCAATAACCGGAATTTTCCAAAATATAGTTTGAATATCAATTTCTTGATTCAAGAATAAAACCTTTGTTTTTGTTGAAATATACAATTCATCACAAATGGGTATGTCTTCAGGAACGGTATCTGTAATATTATTATTATCACGTTTCTGTGTTGAATCTTTCATGGAAATTGATGAAAACCCACCGGTTAAATTCGCGTTATTTATAAATAAATTCCATTCATCATCTGTTTCGCTCATGGTAATAAATGGGAGAAGATATATAAAGAAATGCATTTTCTTTATATTGTTTTCAATTTTTCTTTAGGATAGATTTTGCCCCTGAAGATATAAAATAGTCTATTACATATTCTATATTCGAATCGTTTGAATGCATAATCACTTCAACTGACGTTAAAAACTCAGGTGTTATTATATTTTTCTTTTTACGGATAATATAATTAAAATAACTTTTCAATATATTTTTCTTATCCATATTGAATTGTGTGCTTACTTCATTAATATATTCTATAATTTTTGGTCGATTGTTTTTTGTTTTTAGTAAATCGTATATTTTTTCCCATATGGAATCAGTAATGATATTGTTATCCCATAATTTTATGTTTTGGTGTAATTGAATAAAATTAATAATACTTCGAATATCAGAATTATAGATTTGTTGTATTTTTTCAATTGTCGCGTCGGGCATATCTAATTTTTCATTCACAGCAATATTATTTATAAATTTATGAATATCTTGTTTTGGTAGTTGATTAAAGCGTATGCATATAAATTCATTTTTTAAGGACTCGTCGATTTTACTGATATAATTACAGATTAAGCAAAACCGGACATTATAATTTGAAGACTGTAGTAAATACTTTAATGCTTGTTGCGCATTTTTTGTCATATAATCAACTTCATCTAAGATTACGAATTTTAAACCCACATCGAAAAAGTTTTTTGATTTTACAAATTGATAAATTTGATTTCTTATAATATCTATTCCGCGTTCATCAGATGCATTTAAATGAATGATTGTCCCCTTATTCTTTTGATTATATTTTATTTGATATTCATTAATTATATTAATAATTGTGGTAGTTTTACCAGTTCCGGGTGGACCATAAAATAGTAGGTTTGGAAAATAATTTTTGTCTAGGATGTTTTGGAATATTTTTCGATTAATCGGATCAAGAACAATATCATCAAATTGAACCGGGCGATATTTTTCTACCCAAGGTATACTTTTCTTTGTGGTATCCATTTCTTTATGTTGAAAGATACTATTTATGTTTTTTGATTTATAATATAATTTAGGTAGACCACCAAAAAATTGATCAAATAAAAGCAAATAATTATTTCATCAATTAAGTATATACATTAAAATGCCAGGTTATTTGGAATTGATTTTGGGCCCTATGTTTTCTGGTAAAACAACCCATATTATTAATCTCTATCACCAGCTATTACAAAATAAACAAACAGTAACTGTAATTAATTTTGCGGATGATACTCGTTATCACGATAAGATGCTTTCATCTCATGATAGAGTTATGATTCCTTGCGCTTTTACTAGAAAACTGCATGATATTCTACATATAGATGATGTAAGAACTTCAGACAATATACTAATTAACGAAGGACAGTTTTTCGAAGACCTTTATGAATGTGTAATTTATTTGGTAGAATCACTACATAAGAATGTTTATATATGTGGTTTAGATGGAGATTTTAAACGTCAAAAGTTCGGAACAATTTTGGATCTTGTTCCATTATGTGATAAGGTGATTAAGCTACGTTCAAAGTGTGATTATTGCAATAGTCCTGCACTTTTCTCGCATCGAATTACGCAAGAAAAGAAACAGGTAGTAATCGGTGTATCAAATTATCTACCTCTTTGTAGATCATGTTATGTTACTGAAAATTATAAAAACACGAATATTAATCAAATTCAAGAGGAATTGTCACTGGATATTTTATAAAACAATAATTGTGCCAGCAGGTAGGTGTTGGACTATTTAATTCACACCAGTCAAATAATATTTTTTTATTTGATGCATAAACCGGAAACTCTTTCCATAATTTGTATTTAAAATGAAAAAGTAAATTCATTATACCCATTTCATTTGTCCTACATAGAGGATATTCATTCATAGCATCTATTAATTGTGCTTTATTACAAATATCTAAAATTTTTGTGTCGTATATCCAAATACAATTCAAAAAATATTGAGATTCTAAAATATCCTTACCAAAATTTTCCAATAGACTATTTATTAATTCATGATCCCGGAAAGAGATTTGATTTTTAAATAAACATATTTTATGAGGATAATTACCAGAATCATTTGGTGCTAAAATAGATCCCTTATAATCTAATTCTAATAAGTAATCGATCGAATCAAGAATACGGTGCCCTGCATCAAAAAATATAATTCTTGACCAACGTTTAAAATAATCATCAAACACATGAAACTTTTCCCACTGATTTGTTTTATTAAATTCGCGTCCGTCTCCTCCTTCAAACGGACTACCAATTTTAGCTAATAATGTGGATTTATCAATAGAAGGAAATCGCATGGGCATTAAATCATAATAATCTTTCATAGAATTACTAACATCAAAATCAATTGTTATTAACACTATTGTGTCGTACCATTTACCTTTTGTCCTTAAATCAATTATAGTTCGTTCTGCCTTACTAAAATAGTTTTTATCTGTAACTAATACTACTGCTGTATCTGCGTTTTTTTTACTTTCCATGACAATTTATTTTATGTCACCTGTATGTTTTAAATCGTTTATACTTTTTTTTATAAATATAAATTACGTAAAACGTTTATTTTAAACAATATAAAAAATAATATTGATTGTTTACAATAATTGATCATAACAAATGAGTGGTGAATTAAATTCAAATCCAGAAGTAATTAAAAAAAAGAGAGGCCGTAAGAAGAAGGAAGTACCGACGAGTCTTAGTAATAATATTACAATTATTATTGAAGAATCAAATAATTCTGAAAATCCCCCGGTTTTAGAACAGCCCGTAGTTAAAAAACGTGGTAGAAAACCAAAGGGTGGTAAATTAATTACAAAACCTCCAGAGAAAAAAGAATTCGTACAACCAATTTCAAATGTAATTTTACATCTGAAATGTTCTATGATGGACTTAGTTGAACACAATACAAATATAAATAAAATAGTAACAGATCCATTATTATATAATCCGGTTGTACCTCCTAGTATAATGACATATAATTCAGATGAAAACAATATGTTTTCAGAATATAAATCGAATGAAGTAAATTTATCGGAAAATAAAGAACACGATATTAAACAGTTAGCATATAGTGAGTTTGAAAAAGTTAAAACTGCGTCAAATACTGTATGTCAATCCTGTAGTTTAAAAATGGAAATGGCAACATGCGTGGAAGAGGTAGATGATGAAATAAATATGAAAGATGTAAATGCTAAGTTGAAAAAGATTAAACTACAATTATATAAAAATTCAAATCCAGATAAGAAATCTGCATGTTTTTGGTGCACTTATGATTATGATAATCCACCATGTTATATACCAAAATATGAGATGGATGAAGAAATTTATGGTTATGGGTCATTTTGTCGTCCGGAATGTGCGGTTTCATACTTGATGAAAGAAAATATAGATGATTCTACAAAGTTTGAAAGGTATCATTTATTAAACCAAATTTATAGCAAGGTTTATGACTATAAAAAGAATATTAAACCCGCACCAAATCCTTATTTTTTGTTAGATAAGTTTTATGGTAATTTATCGATTCAAGAATATAGAAAATTACTAAAAACGGAACACATGTTGTTGGTTATAGATAAACCTATGACTAGAATATTACCAGAACTACACGAAGATAGTGAGGATTTTATAATGAATATATATGGTGGAAAGAGCACAAGCCAATCGAATCAAACTGGCGTGTATAAGGTGAAGAAACAGAGCGAAAAACAGAAGGGTCCTAGTAAAAATTCAATCATGAAAGAGAATTTTGGATTGGCTCAATAGATCTATTATTGTGGAAATGTATATAAAAATTATATTATTATCTAAAATAATATAATTGGTAAAAAATGTCAAAAAAACCTATTGTTTCTTGTTATTTAATGGGTGGATTAGGAAATCAACTTTTTCAATTATTTACAACAATAGCATATTCGATTCGGTTCTCTCGTAAAATAGTTTTGCCATATTCTGAAATTTTAACAGTTGGTATGGATAGACCAACATATTGGGAATCTTTTTTATCTTCATTAAAACTATTTACAACTGTTTATTTGAATAATGAACTAAAAAATGACGAAATATTTCAATTCCCTGTCTATAGAGAACCCTACCATCATTATTGTGAAATACCATATAGTAATGAGGAAAAAATGATATTGTTTGGATATTTTCAAAGTTTCAAGTATTTTGAAAAAGAAGAACAGGCTATCTTTTCCTTAATCAATTTACCAGAACAACAAGAATTCATAATCAATAAATACCCTGAATATTTTAAGGAATCTGATATAGTTATATCTATGCATTTTCGATTAGGCGATTATAAATTTAAACAAGATTATCATCCGATTATGCCATATGAATATTATGAAAATTCGATGATGCATATTTTGATGAATACGGATCTAACAAAACATAATAGAATTCTTTATTTTTGTGAAAAAGAAGATAATGATTTTGTAAACAAGATTATATTAAAATTGCAAAGAAAATATGCTGCATTTGAATTTGTAAAAGTAGATGATTCAATAGAAGATTGGAGACAGCTATTAATAATGAGTTGTTGTAATCATAATATTATAGCAAATAGTTCATTTAGTTGGTGGGGTGGTTATTTTAATCAGAATCCGAATAAAATTGTTTGTTACCCAAAATTATGGTTTGGACCTAAAATAAACAATAATTTATCAGATATGTATCCGAATTCATGGAATCGTATTGATTGGTAAAAAGAATGGTAAAAAGAATGGTAAAAAGAATGGTAAAAAATGCTTTTGAATAATAATATAAAAAATTGATTCGTTTATTTTTATATTATTCTTGGTAAATTTAATCATGTATTCTGGTGAAAGTATGGAGGAAAATTTCGGCGCTCTTTTGAACCTTCCTATAGTTATGAGATTGCTGAAAAAAAACGCGAAATTGCGAAAGGAAAATAAGGCGCTACGTTCTTTGATTTCTTCGTTACCAGAATTTCGATGTGAATGCAAGTCAAAACCACTTTCAAACACAGTTGAGGTTAAGACTGAACGTGAAGAGGAGCATATTCCTATGCCATGTGAACCGCTTGCAGATAATGATGAAGTTGTATTTGTTTCTGAACCTGAAGTTAAAAAGATAAACATTATTTATGAAATTCAAGAGGATGAAGAAGCTGCTGACGCATTCCAGGAAGAGGATGAAAGTGCTGACGCAGTCGAGGAGGAGGAGGAAGAGGATGAAAGTGCTGACGCAGTCGAGGAAGAGGAAGAGGAAGAGGAAGAAAGTGCTGACGCAGTCGAGGAAGAGGAAGAGGAAGAAAGTGCTGACGCAGTCGAGGAAGAGGAAGAGGAAGAAAGTGCTGACGCAGTCGATGAAGAGGAAGAAGAAGAGCTATTTGCAATCACAGTTTCAGGTAAGTCATATTATACGTCGGATAAGGTAAATGGTAAGATTTATGCGATTGCTGCTGATGAAGAAGTTGGTGATGAAATTGGTCAATTCGTTTCGGGAAAGGCTAAGTTCTACAAAAAGTAAAAAGGCGGATAAGATTATTTATGTTTTCTGGTATTTTTTTTACTCCCAGGTTTCCTTTTTTTAATAGATCTTCCACCAGTAGTTTTTGGTTCTATTAATTTTTTCACAGTTTCATTTGTGGTTTTTAAATATTCAAGGAATTCTTTCGTCAAATCAAATTTTGTCTTTTCTTTATTAAAATCTTCACTTTCAATATTTTTGCGCATTTTCTCCTTTCGAATTGCCTCTATTCGTTCATCTATCTTTGTTTTAATTCTAGAATAATTACCGTATGGGTAACTATTAAATATTTTCTTTAAAACTTCATTTTTCCTTTCGTCATCTTCAATAAGATAATTTAATAAATCAGAAAAATTTTGATCATCTAAAAATAAGTAAAGATTTTTCATATTTATGGCGTATTTTTTTACATTATTTTTTATTAACCCTTTGCTTTCCTGTACATATTTAAAAAATGGGGTAATTGTTTTTTCATAATTTTGTTTTGATTCATCATCAATCTCATTATATTTTTTATCCTCTTCTATCTTTGCTAACTTTTGTTTATCGTCTAATTTTTCCAAAAGTCCTATTTTTCTTGAAGTCATAGTTTTAATTGAAAATAATGGTTTTTTATCTATTTTTCCGCGTAATGGCTTTTTCTTTGGATTACTATCTTTTAATAATCTAGTTAATTCTTCACCTAAATATTCACCGTAATATGGACATTTTATTTTTCCTATTTCTTCAGGTTTTAATTCTTCTTCCAATAATTCAACATCTACATAAATTTCGTATGGATCATTATCAAATAATTTTATTCCTGTATAAATGTAATCGCTGTATGGTTTCATACAAGTTTTTTCGTAGCAGCGTTTAATTTCTTTTATAATATTTTCGTCGAATGATTTTATATTGTCTTGCAGAACCTCATTTGACGATGAACCTGATATTTTTGCCGAAATATCGGTAAATTTTTTACTATAATCAGGGTTGTTTAAAAAATCATTTAACCAAATAGCCTTTTTTAAAGTATATAATCCACTCGATAATTTTAAATAAATGAAATCACCACCTGATAGTGGATTAAACAATAAAGTATTTAAAGAATCATTACTTTTAAAAATATCGTAAGAATTAAATTGGTTATTAATTACCGGAAACTTAGTTGGTAATAAATATTTTAAAGTTAACATAATATTTTTATGGATTATACGCCTACGTTCCTGGTAATAGTTTTTTTCTATTTCTGGAATTAGTATATCATTCGATTTCTCAATTTTACTTAAAAATAGATCCTTATCAAAAAATGTTTTTACTACATCACTATAGGTTAAATTTTTTAATATAGATTCATCAAGTCCTACATCAAATGTAAACCATGGTAATTGGTTAGGTTTTATATCTTCTAATTTTAATTCCGGTTTATAAATAGTACCTAACGTTAGAGTTTCTTTTTCATAATCGTTTTCCTTAGGTATATTTGTTACTAACGTTATTTTCAACTCTCTGATTTTTATATTTGATCCATTTTCATTTTCTTCTAACATGATTATTATCTATAATATATACACATTATAATTTTCAATACGAACTCTCCTAAACTGCATAATTTTTGTTATTTACGCGATAACAAAAATTATTTAAATGAATGTGACTTATATTCATTATCCGATATCATATTGAGTTCCTTTGCTTTTTCTAAGATGTTTTTCGCTCGTTTGATATCATCTTCTGATACTGTTTCTACATTATTTTCGTTCTCTAATAGTGAAATATGATGATCTCTGAAATCTTCAGACAATACAAAAAAATGACTATCTTCATGAAATAAATGTTCTGTAACTATTACAAAAACTACTGTTATAAATAATGCAATATAAATATCACGAGTACCCATCCATGCAATTGCGAAAACTAATATTTGTCTACTAAATGTAAACTTAAAATAGGCCTCTAATGTTTTACTTAGTTTAAAATTAGCAAATTTAGAAACAATATTTAGGGTTATTATCATTAATCCAGCAAATATTTTACTATTATTAATTGCCTGAATATTATCATGTAAGTAACTAAATAATCGAGTTAATGTATTTTTTTCTTGTTTCTTTGTATTTTTTGTCTTACTCATTATATTGTATAACGATATTTTTTTACGTGTTTACTTTGTCAAAGGTTGTAATGCAATTTCTGTATTTATTTTCCTTTCAACAATTGAGAACTCACATGTTTTTAAACAAGGATTACATGCCCCTCTTCTAAATTTAATTTCAGGAAAAACATGTTCTGCCATTTCATATTTTACTTCTACACCTTTGTTCGTTAACTCATTATTAACGCATGATGTTTTGCGAAATTCGTCTTGTAATTTTTCATTACCAATTAAGATGTCTTTGTTACCATTTACATCGGTATAATTTATTAGATGTTCTCTATAATTTCTATTCTTTTCTTCTTTGGATAAATAAACATGATCATCTAATATTTCGGTATTCTCTTCTCCAACAATCTCACTTGTGTAGTTATTATCTGTATCCATATTTAGCATATTTTCAACTACAGCTGTTTGATAATAAAAAACTACTAACGCGCAAACAAAAACACCAAGAATTTTATCTATAGTGGTATAGAAAATGATGATAATAACAGCTAATAATTTTCCTAGAGTTGTATTACTAAATGATACTACTTTTCTAAAGGAAGTTATTGTGACGAATATTAAAATAATTGGAATGAATTGTGCTATTGTTTTTTGTAACATTTTATTTATATAATACTGTTATTATTTTTACGATAATTTCGGTAATTTATTGTAAAAATAAAATCTACTGATTTTTTAAGTACGCTAATTTATTTAAAATATGTCTTCTTTAGTAACATCAGCATCTACATGGACAAATGATGATACAACTCCTAAAAAACGGCAATCCACTATGAATAAGACGGTTAAATTAAGACCCGATACACATAGTGTAGGAGAAGTAAATGATTATGAAATCGAACAAAATAGTTTAAAAAAATTACAACCCAATACGATTGATGATCATCAAGAATCTTTAGAAAAAAGAAACGATCGCGTAAATGAATTATTAAATAAAATGACAACTGTTGAACCAGACTCAAAAAATAAAATGGGTAATTTCTCGCCTTTATCTCCCCCTTCTTTAAATATTAAGAAGGATATAGATGACAATACCGAAATTAAAAAATATTCCCCTTCCATCCCGTCTTATTTGCAAGCAATAAATGATAGAAAGACTGTAGGGCAATATGGTGCAAATAACACGAATACTGTGAATTTAAGTAATTATCAACGTAGTTATGAACCTCCAACTGAACTGTCGAGTAAGCCTTATTATGCAAATATGGGAATTGGACAAAGCTCTGGGCCAGGCGATAATAAAATGATGGAAAAAATAAACTATATGATTCGTTTACTTGAAGAACAAGGTCATGAAAAAACAAATAATATTACAGAAGAGTTTATTTTATATACATTTTTAGGCGTGTTTATTATTTTTGTCGTAGATTCATTTTCTAGAAGTGGAAAGTATATCAGATGAGAGGAACCTTAGGTTTCCCTCTGACCACTCCCCTAATTAAGGTTTCCTTTAGAACCTTCCTTTTATTAGTTAAATTTCATAAAAAATAAGTTGTTTTATGAAATTTGATCGAGTTCTATTATGTGAACGAGTTCTAGTAAAAAATAATTATTATCATTTAACTGCTTGTATCATATTTTTAGAGATGCCTAGGCATTTTTGCTTTCGGCGGTTGTTTTTACACCTTTTCGCATTAAATGCGAAAAGGCAACATTCCATATGCCAATCATAACAGCCCGCTTTGCTGGCAGTTTGAAGGTGCAATGGTGTAAAAAAACATTTTCTTTTTTTAGTTGCTGTCTGATACGGGTTATTTTTCCTCTATAATCTATTATGTCATAGGAAAAACACAGGTTAACGATTAATTTGGATTATTGTATGAACCATTACTCCTTTTTACTAGGTTCCCCGCTGGCATCTTGTTTTACTACTATAATGGTTTGCTGTATGATGCATCCCTCTCCATATTTTTTTAAGGTTAATTTGCTGTAATGAACCGGTAATAATTTATCCACGCGGATAAATCATTTTGTGCTGGGTTCGGATATGATAATATATGTCATTTTTTCTTTATATTACTTTTAATTATTTTTTATATACAATAATTAAAAAAACAATTTGTACAGGGTAATTTTTTTATATTTTGTTTTTATTTATCTTTACATAGAGTTTAAGTAGACATTCATAGCTCTCTCTAGAGGTAGGTACCGAGGATTGTCCAGAAGCTTGAGCAGAGTCTTGTAGGGTGTCATTTCCTTCAGAGCATCCATTCCGAGTTCACAGAACATATTCAATATGGTTGGGTCGAAACCACTCATCATGGAACATCCTGCCTCTGTAGAAAGCGTAGGAAAACCACCCGTATTTCTCAAGTTCCAGAAAAGGATATGCGGAGGGTTAAGAGGCCGTCCATACAATCGCATACCAACTTCCGCATACTTGGTCTTGATTTGCTCGAACATTGTAGCCCACTTCCCCCGATTCGACATCTTCTGTTCTTCGTCGCAACTATAACTGCTTCCGCCGTTCATCATTACATTTAGATTGTCATCAATCTGCATATCCGAGAAGATTGCAAGAATCATATTCTCTACATCATTTGGAGGAACCTTATTCTCCTCGATAGCAGTTAGAATCATATCCATAGCCTTGTAGAAGTCAGTATTATAACCAGCAAACCTATCGCTCTTTCGGATGGTCTCAACCATACTTGTAAACGTATCACAACTATCCAAATTAATCCATGTTGGATCAGATGAGAATGTCATAACACGCTTACCAAGAATCGACTTTTCTGCAACACGGCAACCTAGTGCAACCGCAGCATTCATCGGGTCGCCATGCATAGATCCCGACGTATCCACTATAGCAACCATAGTACCAAGACCATTCGCATTCTTCTTATTACAGTTGTCACGCCACTGTGAATCGAGGATATCGATCTCCTCATGCTTACTATTGTTGTTATTGTAACAAATCAACTTGTAAGCCTGCTCTGCAAAATCATTCAGTCCTACATGCTTCCCCTTGACCTCCTTACCCTCCTTCTTTAGAGACTCCAAATAGGAACGAAGATTATCAGCACACGCAACTCGGTCAGGATCATCTGATCTCTGCTCGGCAACATTATTGGTCTTTTGATTAAGAAAAGCCTTACGCTGCTTGGACATAGTAATCGACGTGGTCTTAGCATGGTTAATCTCTGCCCAATTCTTCGCAGTTTGCTTAATCTGAACTGTATCGAGGTGACGATTTAGTTTGGAACAAAGCATACGGTATTGAGCCTTGCACTTCTTCACAGCCTTCCATATTGAAGTGTCGGTCTTTGCAGTAGCAATAAACTCATGGAAGTAGTTTACTGCAAGTGCCTCGTAGAGAAACCCAAACTTGCCAGACTCCTCACGAGGAACCCACTTCGCAACAAGACTAATATTCTTGGAACCATCGGTGTCGTTGTTGTAATTGTAATCGTCAGACCGTAGAGTCATGTTAATTCCCTCGATACAAAACTGAATAAGAGGATGCGACATATCGCCGCCATTATCCATAACGTACTTGCAGAAGTACTTTATGTCTTTCCAAGAGCCATATGGCTCTTGCGACTCATCCTCTTCGTTAAGCGTGTGTGGATCCATCACAAACAACTGTAGAGCAATCTGTGCAAGAATGGGAAAATGCTTATACCATACCCAAATCATCATGTAAGCAAGAGTATACTCACCCTTGCCGCCGTTGATGTCACGGGTCTTGCCGATGATCTTGAAAAGCGTAGTGAGACACCTGTTTCGCTTTGCCTTCTCATCATCCGTTTTATAGGTACGAGTCGTCAACTGAAGAAGAATATCATCCAAAATGCTGGCCAAGTTCGAAACACCTGTTCTATCCGTGCGGACAGTCTGGAAATCAAACTGGACGATCTTCTCTTGGATATCATTCGACCAATCTAGTTCGAAATGATTATTTTCACCGGTACGGACGGGTGTTAGCGAATCAAGTGCAGAAATCATGGCGGACATGGTGCTAAGTAACTCTGACTAAGAAAATAACTTGCGTTTTCTTTAAGTCAATTAAAAAACTATTTTAAATCAATTTTTTTTGGAGGGAAGTTTCCGTAAGTTTCCTGCATTTATACTAGAATATTGTTTTTAAGCAATCTTCGCCACGTTTTTATTTGTTGTAAAGATTGCGACTCCAAAACTAGCGATTTTTTTCTTGAATAATCTGTCATAAACAGTCCATCTTCATTATGTTTCAAGACACGATTATCGAATAGTTTCGATGCGTCTAGAAAGGCTTCATCTACATTACCATTCCTTTTATGCATATTATAAATCATACAGCGATCAAAATCATAAGCACTTAGCAAATCTGCTTCACGAACAATATGATATGCTCTTTTGTATGGTCCCAAATTAGGAAATCCATGCTTTTTTACTGTTGAATACGACATAGTCGAGATGATCAATTTCGCAACGTTAATTTCAATAGGCGTCATCTTATTTTCAGCTAAAAACTCATCGATTTCCTCAATACCATCTTCCTGGTTCATATACTTTTTATCACACATATCATGTATTGTTGCACATACGTAAATAATTTTTTCATGCTGCTTTAAAATCGGATATTTTGTAGCTTCCTCCTGGTAAATCTCACTAGCATATCTTAGTACGTTCATACTATGGGAAACTCCATGTGATTCATCGATATTATATTTCTTGGTTGTCAGCAATACAAAATGGAAAAGCTTGTTTAATAATGACATTGTTGTTGGATGTTATTATTTCATTTTATTATGTTGTTTTTCAATTTTTTAGACTAACCATTCTGCTAGACCAACTCCTGCGTCTATTGCAACATCTTCTTTTATTTCATTTTGAGCTTGTTGTTGTATGAAGAAATTAAACAAAATTTTTTGATAAATAGACTTTTTACTAAGCACTTCAACTGCACCATCTTTTCCATTTATCAAAACTACTGTGCATTTATCGTCTTCGCAATCCTTTTTCTCATACATTTTGTTTATAGATATAACATTTGAATTATTATTACTTATTCCGCATTTTTTTACTTTTATTGAATAAAAAAGATAATTAAATAATTCGCCAGTTTGAATAATTTGGTCGCCTGAATGTATAACTGCAAACCAATTGTATGCGTTTGGAATTGTTTTGCTTTCTATTTTAACAAACATAGTTATATTATGATTTTGTGTTTTCTTATCTTTGATAGTAAATATGCATTTTTTATATGATTTACCTGATAAAACGGCTTCAAACTCAGGTTTTTTAAATAACTGGTCTGGATCTTTGAATAAGAAATGGTCAGGAACAATATATTTTACTCTATAATCTATTTTGTCTACTTTAATTAACGTTTCGTGATAATTTTTACTTATTTGTTTGTCATTTGTAATTCCTCGAACAATATTTGTAGCTAAAGCTCCGCCATTATTTACTGTTATTCTTGTTTTTCTATTTTGTTTCTTAGTTATTCTTGTTTTTCTATTTTGTTTCTTAGTTGTTCTTTTCATTTATAATATTATTAGATTATAATACAAAACATCTTTCAGGATTCATCGGCGAACTAGGATAAACTAAATTAAATGTATAATAAGCAGTTTTATTCGTAAACACGGGTGTGTTTTGATCTCGCCAAAAATTAAATATTGTTGTGTTATCGCTTATCGCCTCGAACATCAACATTTTGTATTTGGTTTGTTTTTTTACAATATGATGTAAGGAATGTAAAAATCCAGAATAAAAAAGCGACGCACTATCGCAGTTCATTATACTTCCACAAAGTTGTAAACTATCGCCTTCTAAATCTTCATACTGCATCTTCGCATCTTTCATAAAATAAATTCCATAAATATGTTTTCCATTCCGTAAACAATATGCATATAGTAATTGTTGTTTTATTAATGCAATATAATTTCCCATATCTGAAACGGCTAGAATATCGAAATGTTTTTTGGATAACGCCAAATCTAAATGGGTTTGCTCGAATAAAAAGTCGGTTAAAACATCTATGTGTTCTAAGTCAATATGGGTTACATGAAAATGTTCGGGTAGAGGTGGGAATTTTAAATTACGTAAATAAAAAACATACGTATTATATTCTATCAGTGGTATCACACCATCAAATAAATCTATTTCCTTTTTGATAAGAGAACAATTAATAACTGGATTTTTTATACGTTGATTATATTCATGGGTCTGTAAAAGTTGGCGATTCATCTTCTTTTGGTCCAATTCTCGATTTACGCAAATAATATCGATATAGTACATCTGAATTTCTGTGTAAATATTATGTTCTATTGATTCTCTATAAAAAAAGTGCACAGGTTTGGAAATTGCACACCCAACGGGTTTTAAAGATTCCATAATTTCTTTGTATTGTGTTGAAAATGATGCATCTATTTTATTAAACTCATATCGTTTCTCACAATAAATTGATAAATACGCAGGTTCATTATGACCGATGTATTGTGCCTCTAAATCTGGCTCCTGTAAAGTAAACAATATTCTATCATTTAATATATAATTTGATTGAAGTAAATAACAAATTTCTTTACGTTGTTGTGAAGTTGTTTCCAAATAGGGATAGGTTCGGATTTGATTAAACTCACAAAATTTGGTTTTCATAGGTCTGTATTTATAGATTAAAAATGGCGTGTAGTAGAAAAAACGCCAATAATCATAGGAGTGGAAAACAGGTTGATTATTCCAAAAAGGGTATTTTAATTTTATGTAGGCATAGAGTACTAAAAAAGCTATTGTTGTTACTAACAAAAAATATTCTATCATCGGACTAATATATTTTGAGAAGTGAAACTAGATTTCCTTCCGAAGCATCCTAAATAAGAACGGATTCTAGATTCCCTTCTCAAACACATATAAATATTGATGCTCATCACCATTTATTCCTTTCATTTCTGTTTTTCCGTGAACAATAAACCCTGATTTTTTTGCAATATCTAAGATTTCATCTATAGATTCCATTTTTAATATCTGCTCATTTTCACGAATATTTTTACTATGTTTATCGGTGAACGTTTGTTTAAATGTAACGATTGACGAATTATTTGAAAACTGATACCCCTCCTCGTATTTACAATCGTCATAATCCACAGTTGTGAAAGTTTTTCGTTCTGAATTATTAGATTCTGGAAAAAGCGAATCATATAAAGTAGTAAGCTCGCCTTTAAATTTTAAATATTTTTTCGTACTGAATTTATTTGGATCTACAAGATGGACTATTAAATATGCATTTGGTTTTAACCAATAATAACAATTATTGAAAAAACATTTTTTATCTAATTCATAAATCGTGAAATTTAAACATAAAATATGAGTAAAAATACCAGTTTCATATGTCATAGGGTCTAAAATATCCGCAATTTTAATAGTAATATCTGGATATAGAGTCTCTGCATAATCTGTCATATATTTTGATTTATCAACTCCATATGCATAATAACCAGCGGTTATTAATTCGTTTACAACACAACCTGTACCTGACCCTACATCTAAAAATATACTATTTTGTGTAGTGGGCTCAGTCATTTTTACTATTTGAAAAAGTTCTCTTTGACAAATCTTATTTCTAATATTTACACTATCATACATTTCAGCAAAAAAATCATCATATATATCTTGGTTTTGTTTTAATACATAGGGATGATCTTGTTGAAATCCTTCTAGTGCTTTATTTTTTTTAGAATAAGGAGATTCGGATATTCGATGCAAATGAATACATACAAAAACAATTGCTAAAATTAACAATAATTGCATAAAAAATAAATTAGGATTCGTAGAGTTTATAATTTTTGAAAGATAGGTAAACATATATATTACAATTATATATATTTATTTAATTTTCTGTACCACGTAATTGTGTTCGTGTATGATTAAATAATTTATTACCACCTATTTTGTTTCCTTCAAGATTAGGATGTAACGTTTGATCAAACTGCAGCTTATTGAAAAGATTTGGGTGTGGTTGTGGCTCGTTATTACTACCTAAAGGAACAGTAACATTGTACAAATCACTTTGACTAGACGGTACATAAATACATTGTTCACCACGGCGTTGTAAAGCAAATGTTTGATTTCTTAAAATAGTTTCGGTATCGATGTTATTAAGAAACCCGGATGGAGGAGCACGATGAGTTCCTGGATTAAAATTTATCTTTTGATTATAATCTAAATATGGAATAACTGGCTCATTCATAGGTTTACGACGATTTATTATTGGAAAAAGTGAGCATTTCGTAGGTATGGAACGTGGGTCAAAATTTGGTTCTAGAGGTGAATCAGGAAAATGACGAGTATTTATTCTTGCATTTAATTCATCTACTCTTTCATTTTGACCATAATATAATCCTTCAGGTACTCCAAGTATTCTATTATTATTTGATTGTAATTCCATTTCGTCTAAAATATATAGTATATAAATATAAAAAATTGACACATACTGCACAAAGATATTTATTTTATAGTATATATATTATTACTCATGAATACTTTCAATTATATACCTATTGTAATTGTTTGTTATGGTGGGTTTTCTTTTGTTACTACAAATTCATTAACTTCGAATACACAAACGTTTATGTATTCAAATAAAAATTTAATAACTACGTTGGACACTTTAAGATTACAAAAAGAAATGATGGCGAGGGTTAAATTGAAAAATTAGTTAAATTATTGTATTTTTTATATTTAAAGATTGTAATATGAATGGGCTAATTTTTTTTTTAGGCGGAAGTTTTAGAAATGGTAAACAAGGTAATCTAGATATAGGAAGTGAAGAATCTTATAATGAACAAATTAATGCTAGTAAAAGTCATGTAACTTTTATAAGTCATATTATTAATAAATTTAATATGAACTCTGTTTCTGCATATATATCATCTTATCATACAAAATTTGATGCGGATTTAATACATGTTTATGAAAAATATCTATTAGGGTATACTATGCATAAAAATATAATTGGAATACATAATTTATTTCACAAATCAATACATATCATAGAAGATATAAATCAATATGATTTTGTTTTAATGATAAGAATAGACCTTTTTTTAAAAGAATATTTTGTAAATATATTTGATCCTAGAATTAATAAAATACTATTTCCATCCATAACTTGGTACAAAGATCATAAAGTTCATATAACGAATGACTATCCAAGAGTTAATGATACAATTTTTTTTGTACCAAAAAAATATTTTAATTTCATTAAATATATAAGTTATAATAATAATTGTAGTGATGGACATAATAATTGGAAATATCTTGTTGAAAATGGAAAATTATCATATGATGATATTGATACCATGATAAATACATATCATGATAGCGATTCAGAAAAGGATTATAACCCGTTGTACTATATTGTTAACCGAGAAGAAAACAAAATTTTTCATAGCCCAGGAGTTTTTTTCAATAAATATGATTTTTTTTTAAGAAATATGCAGCTTTTTTTAAATGTAACCAACCAAACACATATTAAAAATGCACAATATAAAAAAAAAAGAGTTGCTTTTTGTATGCGGGGCGCTGTTGCAAAAATTTGTGGTGCGTTTTTTAACCAAAATGAGCTATATATTCCTAGTGAATATGTAGATTACAAAGCTTGTTATAATTCCATAGTAAAACATATAATCCAACCAAATTCGAATCATTATGAGTTTGATATCTTTTGTCATTCTTGGAATTATGATCTAGAAACCGAAATTAGAAATTTATATAAACCTGTTGCATCTGTTTTTGAAGATAACCGTAATTATAATGATAAAATTAATAAAATTTGTACAGACCCTGCTTATTTTTCATATGTTAGCCAGGCATTAACGATTAAAAAATCTATTGAGCTTAAGCAAAAATATGAATTAGAAAACAATTTTGATTACGATGTTGTAATTTTATATAGGTACGATGTTCTCTTATGGAAAGATATGATAATTGATAAATACATAGATTTAAAAAAAAATATATATGTAAATGCACATGAGAATGCAGACGGGGATTTTCATTTTTTAATGGATAGTAAAAATTCAAATCAATTTAAATATTTATATGATTCATATGAATCAGGAAATGAACCTAAACCACATAGTTCTATTAAAAATTATGTTTTAAATTATATGAAACTAAATCTTCTTGTAGATAATATTATTCCTGGTAAACATCAAGAAGTTATTCGAAAAATATATGATTTTTCTATTCATACAGGCTATTTAACTATAGAAACGTTTAATTCATATAAATAATATTTCATTTATTATTATATTAAATGAAATACATAATTTTATCTGGAGGAATAGGAAAAAGATGTAATAATTATTCTTTACCAAAACCACTAAATTACGTTAATGGAAAACATATGATTGAATACGTAATAGAAAGCATACCCTGCGATGAAATTTATATCATTTATAATGGGGTTTTAGAACAATTTAATTTTGAAGAAATTATTATTAACTTATTTAAAGAAAAAAAACTATTTTTTTCAAAAATAGATTACATAACACGAGGAGCAGTTGAAACTGCATATACCGGTGTACAAAAATTTAATTTAGCAGGGGACTCTATAGTATTTTTAGATAATGATAACCTGCATATTTTTCCGAATTTGAATGATGTTTCAAATAATTTTATAGGTTATGGAAAAGATTATGAAAAAACGAATTATTCGTTTATTACTATCCATAACAATATTATAATTAACATAGAAGAAAAAATAAAAATTTCGAATGATTATTGTTGTGGTGTTTACGGATTTTCGAACGTTAAAACTTTCAATAAATATGCAGAACAATTATTTGAATCCAATTTTAAAACAAAAAATGAATTCTATTTTTCACAGCTTTATAAGCTTTTGATTAAAAATAATGAAACCATATTGCCTGTTTTAATAGAAAAAACAAAACATATTGGATCCTATGAAGAAATTATTAATAATAAAGAGGATTATTCTATTAAAAAATTAAGAATATGTTTCGATTTAGATAACACATTAGTTACTTATCCAACTATTCCAAATGATTATACTTCTGTTAAACCAATTCAAAAAAATATTGATTTGTTGCATAAATTAAAAAATACGGGACATGAAATTATTATTTATACTGCTAGACGTATGAAAACACATAACTATAATGTTGGTAGAGTTATCAAGGATATAGCAGGAGTAACTATTCAATCATTAGAAAATTTTGATATTCCATACGATGAATTAATATTTGGCAAACCTCTTGCTGATATCTATATTGATGATAGAGCTTTAAATCCTTATGTGAACAGCATTTCTTTGTTTGGTATATTTAATGATATAGATGAATATATACCAAATAAATTGCCAAACAATAATTATAATTCAGTTAAAAGAAACGACACCATTATTAGTAAAGAAGGACCTTATTCGATTATTAAGGGTGAACTTTATTTTTATCAAAATATTCCGCCTAGTTTACAAATATACTTTCCTTCTTTAAAAACATATGAAAAAACAAATAGTAGATTATCGATTTCTATGAATTATGTGGAAGGAATACCGCTTTTTTATTTATACAAAAACAAATTAATCACAAAAAAAATAATAGATGATTTGTTTGTTGTTCTAGATAAATTACATAGCAGCGATAACGTTATAAATATAAACTATGAAAATATAAAAAACAACTATTTTAAAAAATTAGAAGATAGATTTGGAAATAAAAATCACTATTGGTTTGAAGATTCGGATGTTGTTTATAGTAATGTTATTAAAGAATTGGAAAAAAATTACAATCCGAAATTGGTTGGTTTAATACATGGAGATTTTTGGTTTTCTAATATAATACTTGAATATACAGATAATTATAAGTGTATTGATATGAGAGGCCAAGTAGATGGCGTTTTAACATTAAATGGAGATATGTATTATGATTATGGAAAATTATTTCAAAGTATATTAGGTTATGATTTTGTATTAAATAATATTGATATAGATCATAAATATACATCTTCTATGAAAGAATATTTTTTAGATAAATGCAAAGAAAAACAACTTGATGCTGTATATTTAAAAGCTGTAACAAAATCTTTAATATTTGGAACATTTCATTCCATATCAAATTATGAAACTGAAAAGAGAGTGTGGAGTTTCTTGAAAAGTATATAAATCCTTGAAAAATTGAAAAATATTCTTTTTATTACAACAAAAAGTAGTAACGATGGGATTTGATTTAGGAATTCGAATTAACCTTGAAATTGATGAAAGAACGGGTATGCCAATTGTACATTACATAAATAATGGATTTCTAGATAAAAAGATATACGATCCAATTGAATTTCAAATACCAGAAAAATTTCGAAAATACATAGAGCAAAGAGGTAATCATTTTCACAGTTATATTATGCAATTTCCCGAATCCTGCTTTGAAACAGATGCTAAGTCATTTCTATCTGTTTATCCAGAGTGGGACTATGTTGTGCTACAAAATGAAATATTTTATATCGACGAAGAAGGATGGAATGAGCAATCACATAATGAATTTAAGGAATTTTTGGAATGGATGGTAGAAAATAGTCCTTATATTAATGTCTTCCAAATTTATTGGTCTTATTAAACAGAGAAACAACAAACGTATTGTTAACCATTTTTTTATGTTTTTATTATATAGATGAAAGGCGGAAATTTAAGTGCAACTGCTACATTTAAAAAGATAATAAGTTTAGGATATGAATTTGAAACGAGTGAGCTTTCCAAATTATCTTTACATCAAAATAAAAAGACTCTTGTTAATTCAGATATAGCTCCACGAGTATTACCAGAAAGAGAGGAGAGAGAAAGTATAAAAAGAATTGATAATAATTATATATCTGTACGAATTCCTATTGGTGTGGATGTAGCAAAAATAGATGAAGAATATGCGAAAGGACAAACGCCAGAAGGTTTGGATGAAGAGGAATTAGAAGACTATGAACAAAACCGCTTATTAGAAAAATGGGCAAAGAAAGAAAACGAATCCTATTTAGATTACTTTTATGAATATCGCAAAGATGATAACCCCATGGCAGTACAATTTCAAGTTACAAACGATTTAGGCGAAACTGAATTTGGAACAATGTTGAATTCATTTTGTGATGGCATAGATAAACCTAAGAATGACCTCTATTTTTTTAAGACAAAAAAAGGAAAAATGATGGATATAAAATTTACGGAAGAAATTGCCAAAACTGAGGTATGTGATACGTTTTCTGGCGTGGAATTTGTAATTACTTATTATCATCCGAAAAAAGACAATCCGAATGTTATTGTTGATACATTCTTAGATGCAGTTAGTCGCATTATTGATCATTTTGGAAATCTTAAACCCATAGAAGGAAGTTTATTGATTGATGACGGTAAAAAAGAACCTACCACAGTTGGTTATCTAGAAGGTAACCGAATCCTTTATCATAAAGCCAACACGAATTTATATTATATGCAAACCTACGATAGTTTTGGTACGGTAAATGAAGATGGAGATCTTAAATTGCAGTCCATATCGGATGCTACATTTGTCCCACAATTAACATTTAAGAGCAAGGCAGCTGATACTGTAGATATTATAATGGAATTAGCTAGACCTTCATCCTCATATACATTTGGAAAATCGTCAATATCAGCTCAAAAGAATTTATTTAAAACTATTGAAATAATAGATAAAATAACTGAGGATTTGTTTAAAAAATATAACGAAGTATCTGGGAATAATATTAACGTTTCAACAGGTTCTGGTAAAATAATGAAAACCTATGTTTTTTTAATACTTTATAAAATGTTTATGTTTTTTCAAGGCCATATTAAAATTATGAGTGAAAAGATTTATTTAAAAGATCAACTCTCGTTTAATTCTAGACACGGTAATTATGGTATGTATGAGCGTATTAAAGAAATATTTGAAGATGAATATGAAT